GCGATGTAGAGCTGATCGATGCCAATAACGCTTTTATATTCATCCTGATTGATGGTCATAGATTTCTCCTATTCAACAAAAACAAAATCCAGTGCATACCCGTAATGGCGGGTCTGCTGGTTGTAGGGCAGTTCACGCCGCGAGCTGGCCATAAATCCAGCCGCGATCATCGCGCTGTGGATATCCGGCATTCCTGCCAGCCCGGCGCGGTTATAGTAGGTTACCTGGACCGTGTAGGAGCGGTGCTTTTCGAGGTTGTCCGCGTGCTGCACTGCCGCGTCGGTCACTTCAAAATACACGATATAGGCGTCAGGGTAGTCACTCCCGCTGGCCACGATCATGGCGTTAGCTGCTAGTGGCAGGCCAAGGGATGTAAGTGTACTTAATACACGTTCCCAGATGGTCACACCACACCGTCCTCACTGAGCGATTCTTTCATCGCCTTTTTGATCTTGGTAGCATCCTCATTCATCGTTGGGCGGATGTAGGGCTGGGGGGGCATCGATGAAGTCCCGTATTCCTGGGCATTGCCATAACGGGAGGTTTCAGCATCGGCATTCATTACGCCGATTTCGATGTAGGAATAATTCCCATCCTGCTTAACCTCGGTTTTTTTGATGTGCGATTCAAGGTTATGGGTGTCCTTTGCAACTCTTCGCTGCATTCCAGCGACAACGACATCAGCGCCTGCATCCAGCGCTTTATGGATGGACTGATCGACATCCCAACCCGCCAGGGCCAGTTTTTCTAGGTATTCCTCGAATCCTTTGGTGGTGATTTTCGCCCGGGTGGTCATTATCCACTCCTCAACAGTTTAACTTTGAGCTCGAGCAATTCGCCGTATTCGCGGATGTTGTCGGACGATACGATCTCCCAGAGCTTGCCGTCCTTCTCGATAGCGCAGGTGGCATCCACATCGTTTCGATATCGGATCGTTACCGTTGCCGGGAATACAGCCCCGGCCGCGTCCGCGGTCCAAACCTCGGAACCGTGCGCATTGACCCATTTGCACAGCACGCTGGCCAGGGTGGTCCAGGTTGGTGTCTGAAACCCGCCCGTTCCCGTGGAAACGGTGCGCGTTTTCAGAATGATCGGCGTGCGCAGCTCGCCAGGGTTGAACGGTTTATCCGCTATTTTCATAGCTCACCTGGGGACACAATGGACGCCCGGTACCATTTCAGAGCCAGATCCTCAGAGCTCAGCTGCTGAATCTGATCATCGACCGTGATCACGGACTCAAATGCCGCCGATTGATCGCCAGTCGCTCCGATGATTCCAACCACCGTGGAGACGGTATCTCCGACCCGCACGCCGGTCAGTGTGATGCTGCCGGCGCCGTTGCGCCCCGCGAAATTGCGGTACGATAGCGCGATCGCCTCCAGCTGCACCAGCGCGGCCTGCAGCCCGAATGTCAGGCTGGAGATCCCGCTGGCGGTCATGGCCGGATTCTCATACCACATGGTGATCAGCATCTGGGCGGCTGATTTTGCCTCCGGCCGCACCGGATTATCCGCCGCCCAGTCATGTCCGGTAGCCTGTTTAAGATACGAATCCACCAGCGGCAGCAGAGCCAGCATCGCGGCATCGGTTGCAGTGGTTCTCAAAACGGTAGCGGCCTCAGCCGCGGTCAGGATATTGGCCACTGATGGATCTCCTTATTTCTTGGCTTTGGCAGGCTGATGATTCGGTTTAACTGACTCATCAGTCGGTTTCTCATCAATCGGCGGCTTTGGCACAGTCGGCGTGACTTCACCGACAACGATCCAGCCGGCCCGCTGGTGAGATTTGACGGTGGAGGGATGCACCACCAGGTGCTCCCCGTCCTTTACCATTTCGACAAAAATATCAGCCATGTCAGCTCCTCTTACCCTAACAGGATCGCGATGTGCTCGCTCTTGACGGCTGCAGCGCCCCAGGCGGCCGAAATATCATAAACCACCCGGCGGTACTGCGGATACACGCGAACTTCGAACGGCAATCCGGTCACCGGATCGATAATGATGAAGGAATCTTCTGCCGCATCACCACCATCTGGTACTTCCGCCGGACGAACCGCGAACCACACAGCGCCGCGGTGAAAACCGAAGTTTCCTGTATAGTCGTTGCCGATGGTCAGGGCATTGGCGGTCGCGATGACCACCCGCGCGCCGGGTTTACCGATGGAGATCGTGCCCGGGGCGGCAACACCGGTATTGACAACGTACTTGTTGGCAGCATCTGCAGCGAAGGCTGCAATGTCGCCTGCCAGCACGGTGCCGGTGCCGGTCACCAGAGCGATATCCTCGACTCCGATAGCGGTGGATCCTGATGTTACATAAGACGCACCGGTGCCCTTGGTGTGTTTAACGATTTTGCCGGACTGGTGGATGTTGAATCCCTCCAGCTCGGTCAGGATGCCGCGCCGGAGCAATTCCGGCCCGGAGTTAAACAGGTTGCCCTGTTTGGCCCGGAGGCTGGCCACCGCGGTATTATTCAACACCAGGTGGCGATCGGTGATCGGGGTACCGTTATCATCCAGGATGAGCGCCAGCTGCGCCAGGTCGGTCATGTCGGCCGCTGTCCCGAAGGGAGTGGTACCGGCGGTGCCATAGGCGCGGGAAGCGCCACCCTTCACAGCTGTAAAGAGATCGCTTTCCATCTCGTTCACCAGCGTGCGGAGGGCCTGCTCGAATTTTCCCTGAATCAGCATTTGCTTGGAGCCGGAGTTATCCAGACCTTTCAGCTCCTCGCCGGTCAGCGCAAACGCAGCCGATCGGCTCTTTGTGATTTTGATGGTGGACGCAGCCTCACTGATATCGCTCGGATTCAGCGCGGTTGAAGGTGCGGTGTCGCCGGCAGCAACCTCTGAGGCAGCCAGAAATTTAATATCCTGATTTAGCGCTGCTCGCTCAGCGGTGTCGAAGTCCACCGTTACGGCAGGGATAAACCCGACCAGCTCACGGGAGACAACATCCAGGGCTTTATAGATAATGCCCATCAAACCAGTTAGTGTGTTAGCCATTTTTTATTCCTTTCAAAAATAAAAAAATAATTGCACCACCGCAGGAACGCCCCGCGGCTAGTCAGTGATTTTGCCGTCTGCCAGCATGAAGCTCATGCGGTCAGCGGCATTGAGCGCCTCAAATTCCGCCCGGGAAAGCTCTTTGACATCCTTTCCTTTGGCGGCACCAGGCACCGGCACAAATTTACGCGCGGCAGCGTCAGGATCGGAATTACCCTCCGCGTCACGCGCACTGATATACAGCAGGTTGGCTTCCTCGGCGGCGAGTTTCGCTTCGTCCAGCGCCGGGCGAAGATCGAGCGCCTGTTGTTTGCCTTCCTCTGTTCCGCTCTCGAAGGCCGTGGTCATTTCCGTGAGGATCTGCAGCACCTTCGCGTCGGCCTCTCGGGCCGCATCAAATAACGGTTTTAGCTTCGTCATGCTTGCTCCTTTTGCGGTCCAAAAACCGCGAGATAGTCGCGCAGCGCCTGCGCATCTTTTTCTACATCACCAGCCGGGTCCTCAGCCGCTGGAGCTGATTCTTCGGGCTCAGTTTCCTCTGTATCGGATTCCACCGGTTCGTCTGGATCGGCTTCTTCCGTAACATTCTCATCGATCGCCTGCCACGGCTCTGGCTCGATTTCTGCAAGCAAAGCAGCCGGAACATGCTCGTAGTTCTGCAGGCAATTCAGGTAAGCCCGGTTGGTGGTTTTGATTTTCGTGGCGCCGGTGATTACCTCATCCACAAAACCCAGCTCTCGGGCTTCCAGGGCGCTCAGCCAGGTCTCGGCGGTCATCATCTTCGACAGCTTTTCCGCATCGAGCCCGGTTTTACCCTGATAGGTCTGGACGATTCCATCCTTGATGGTTTTCAACTCTGCGAGCAGAGTTTTGAGACCCTCGATGTCTCCCCACGCGATAACCGATGGGTCATGGATCATAAAAAACGCGCTATCCTGCATTTTGACCACGTCTCCGGCCATTGCCACATAGGTGGCCGCGCTCGCGCATAGGCCATCGATGCGGGTGGTTACCCGTCCCGGGTAATCCATGATCATCGCCCGAATTGCCGAGGCGGCAAAAACCTCGCCACCGCCCGAATTAATCCGCACGGTAACCGGCCCGCCCTTTCCAAGATCATTCAGATCCTGTTTGAACATGGCGGGTGTGACCTCATCTCCCCACCAGCTGTACTCGGAGATATAGCCGTAGAATTCGATCTCGGGCTCGCCGGATTCGGATTCCTCGGCGTTACGCAGCGCCCAGAACCGCTCGAATGGTTTGGCGCTCCCTTCAATAACTCGGAATGGACTTTTCATTGTTGCTCCTTCCAATAATTTCTAAAATTCATCATGCACTCTCCATCGTTTTGGTTTCGGCTATGGAGGTCAAACCGGTTTTGAGACTGCCATCCTCCATGACCAGCGCCATGTTGGCCGGGATGTAGTAAGAATCGCCACCCTCATAAGGCGAAAGATCGTCCACCTGCCGCGCCTCGTTTGGCGTCATCTGGCCGGATAAAATCTTTTCCTTGAGGTACTTGGAGCGTGTTTCCGCGTCCGTTCGCAGGAGGGCCTCACGCACAAACCTCAGGTAGGTATTGCCGCGCTCCCGCTCGGCCAGCCATTTCAACCGCGCCGCTTGCTCCCACTGCACCAGATACGGATTCAGCGTGGTGGCCAGGTAATCCAGCTGCTGGGCGCTGTTGGATTCGTAGCTTTGCTTCCCCATGTTCAGTTTGTGGAGCGGCACACCAAAAAAGTTCGCGATCTCCGCGTCGGTCGCGTTGATCGTTTCTAAAAATTGAGCATCGGCAGGAGAAATCGAAATTGTCTCAAATTTAGAAACCTTATTGTCGAAAATGGCGACTCCGCCAGCGTTGTCAGATCCACGCACCGAGTCCAGGTATGATTTTTTGAGCTTCTCCCTGGCCTCCTGGTTGATTTCACCGTTCACCCACATTGCCCCTACCGGATTCAGCCCCTGGCTGTGCAGTCGGTTCTGGGTGTCATGCGCACCCAGCTGCCGGCCCATCGTTTCACGGGCATAGGTGAGGACCGACTTGCCCGACAGGCCGTCGGTGGAATTGATCATCAAATGGGTAACCTCGACTCCCGGCAGCACCCGCTCTGATCCATCAGGAAAGTAAGTCTTGAAGGCCAGGTCGCCGTTCTCGGTGAATCCGGGATAGGTTTTATCGGCTGCCAGAATGAAAAACTCCCGGTAAGATCCGTATGGCTCCCATATATAAGCATTCCCATAGTAGAGCAGCCACATGATGACCGTTTTCTTGAAAATGAAAGGCGTCATCCAACGGTTGGGCTCGATCTCGATCAAATAGGATGTATTTCGTGTCAACGCATCTGGCTCGATCTGCGCAATGGTTCGGCCGTTTTTGCGGAATACCTGGAATGGGAGAGAGGCGATATCGTCGCTGAGAATATTGCCGCAGCGGTACGCGGTGGACAGGGTTTTGGCAGTCTCGGCATTGACCACCTTGCCGGCGGTCGTCATGCGCCCCGATGTTCGAATGGGCTCGGGCCGGGTTTCAGGCTTAAGCGGAGCGGGCGGGAGTATAGCGTCCACAATTTTCAGAACAGCGTCACGAATCATCACATGCCCCACCCTTCATCGAGAATTTTCGCGGACAGATCCACGCTGCCGCTAAAAAAGCGAGCTCGGGCCATCGCGGAGATCCATGCAGCGGTCGTGTCGATCCTTTTCGTGCGATCGACCGATTTTCCCTTATGCTCTTTGACATATTTGATCAATCCCTGCCCGTTTTTCGCCACAGACGTATTACCAAAACACCACCTGGCTACCAGGTTGGCCTCGTGGGTCATTTTTCCAGTCAGGAATGAACCATTCAAAGACTTGAGGTCCGGATCTGGGTCTTTCCCTTTAAGCAAAATCTCTGTCTGGTTTAGTGGATCCGTCAGAGTGACAAAAGTTTGTGGAATATCAACGCATGTGATTTCTTCTTTTTCCAACACCTGCAGCAGCATGGCAGCAAAAGCGCGGTCAGCATCGACCTCCACCACGTTATAGAGCGTGGTCCAGATTTTGATACGCTTGTAAATTTCGGTGTAATCGATCATGTTTCCTGGCGTGGCGGTCAAGTGACCAGCCTTCTGCCAGACATCGTAAGGGACATGATCATTCCGGACCCTGTCCACCATGTTGTCTTCTGGAATAAATGGATCCCAAATCACCCGCCAGTCTTCCTGTGTCCCTTGCGGCGGGAAAA